TCCACATGATCTGCCCGACCGTAGTAGAATTTAAACACGTCATTTGACAGTGGCACAGCAACGGCTTTATTTGCCCCGATAAAGGTTTTTAGATCTCCGGCAGCGTTTACAGCCTGATAGGCGTAAGGGATAAATCTGATCCCGTGCGCCTCTAAAATTCGACTTCCCCCCTCTGTGATCCATCTAGCCTGCTGTTGTTCAAACAGTTTTTCAGCCACACACTTAGCACTTAAGCTGGTGATAAAGCTGGAACCACAAAGCATCTCGTAAGGGGCTGTGTGTCCCAGTTCATTCAAGATCGCTGTGTCCACCTCCCGGATAGATGCCAGGATCTCCTTACTGTTAGTAAATCCTTTTTCGGTGGCGGTGGTTTTGAATTCAAACAACACCTTTCCTTTTCCGTCGGTCACTTGCCCCACTAATGCACCACCGCACATATGTTCGATGGTGGTCATGTAGCTGTCTTTATGTTCCCCTAAGATCTCACCTATTTTTTTACTCAAGGTTTCCAGTTGCTCTTTTCCCCCTTCCAGCGTTTTAAGCTCGTTCATTTCGGCGGCTGTAACTGCATCTTTTAAAGGGAACCGTGGGAGTGGAACGGTCAGGATGTACTCATCCGAACGGTCCTGGATAAGGTGTCTGGCTTCTGATGAAACCGATTGCAGGACGATCCCCGCCCCTTTTTTAATGCGGATCTCTACAGATTTACCAAGGATTGCCTTTTTAGTTTTAAAAAACTTATCAAACAAAAACTTAGGGGCTGTTTTTCTTTGATTAATGACAGAGGTCAGTGTTTTAAAGGTGAACTTTTCCATTAAGCTCATTGTTTACTCTCCTGTTTTTAAATTATTAAATTTCAGGATACGCCTTATTTTTCTGCTTATCCTGTATGTTTTTTTGATCGTTAAGTCGCACGGCTCTACAAGTTATCTGACGATCAGTTTCAGATTAAAAAGGTCTTGTCTGTCGATCTCTTTAAAGCCGGTCAGGTGTTTTCCTCTCACCTCTCCGCTAATCAAAACAGAGGCTTCACCGGTTGCGGTGAGTTCCTCCATTAGGATGCCGTTGGGTTTTTCATCCACAGCGGGTTCAGCCCATGTCAGACCCCCGTCTGCGGTGATCAGCATCTGCCCGGTGGGTAAGGTCTCACCGCTAACGGTGACCGGGGCATACATGCCGGAGGTCTCCTCTAAAAAGATCTCTGATCTGGTAGGGGGTCGTTGGTCGACATTACTGCCAGGTGTATAATCGCTCATATCTCTCCTTTATAAATAGGTGGTTTTAAATGATAGAAAATAATGGAGACGTTTTTTAGGCGTCTACTGCCATTTTAATCAGGTCAGCCTCTGCGGTTTCAGAGGGAACTTTTCCCTTTTTGCTATTATCGAGCAGGTCATCCGCCGGTTTTTCGGGTTTCAAGGTTAGCCCCTCCAGGAACTTCTCGAAATTAGCGGGGTTGGATTTTCCCATATCGATCGTGATCTGTTTATTTTCCGGTTTGATCTGCTTTTTTTGAATCGCATTATCCACCAAGGATTCAATCTTTTCATCCTCCTGGGCTTGAAGCTGCTCTTTCAGCTTTTTATTTTCATCTTCCAGGGATTCATTTTTCTGTTTTAATTCCTCTTCAGGTTTCATCTCTTCCTCTTCACTTTGTTTAAATTTATTAGCTTTGAGTTCCCCAAGCTCTTCTAAAAATGGGGTATTGGTCAGGGCGACCGAATGCAATGTAAGACCGATCTCCTCACCCGAGACCTGATCGACCGTATGGAAATCCAGCACTGGGCTAAGGTAGCGGTAATCTTTCTGGTCGATCTGTTCCAGGGCTTTGCTGTTCCAATCAATCATGGCGAAGATCTCTCCATTTTCAAGCAGGAGTTCCTTTATCCATCCGGCTGCAGGTGCTTCAAAGGCGTAGAGGGTGGCGTGTTCATAATCCACCACAACATCCAGTTCGCTGGCTTTGAAGTTTTCCAGGAGGGTGTTTAAGTTATCATCCGTCACTTTAAATGGTCCTTTGGGATGTCCTTTCCAGTCTCCGCAAACCACCACTTTATGTTTATAGAGCTTTGACGTTTCGTCCTGAGTTCCGTTTTTCAGGTCAATTAAAATAGAGACAATTTTCATTGCAAATTTTCATTATTCGGGTTGATTTGGTCAGAATGCAATACCGCTGAGATCTCCCGGCAAAAAACGGTCAGATATCCTTGAGGGCTGGCGGCGTCATACAGCTTTCTCCCTGTTGAAAGTTGGATCGGATCAGATCCACCGGGAGAAGTGTGTTCCAACACATGGTCCACCTGTTCCAACAGGGTGGTGAGTTCTGTCCTGTTTTTTATCTGAATTTCAGGATTTTTAGAGAAGCTGAGATGGCAGATATACAGATTATAAAACACCTCTTTTGTCCCTGTTTTCGTAGGGGTATCCTTAACGAAATCGAGATAGATACAGGGAAGGTCTCTTTTATTAATTCTGCTCTCTTTTAAGCTGTTAAACTCCCCTTTATATATGAAGGTTGTTGCGACCCGCTCCAGCTCTATTTTCAGGCTCTCCTCAAACTCAGCTAACATATACACTCCAATGGATTTAAAATAAGAACCCCACTTTTAACTTTCAAAGATTTTGAAATCAAAGAAAGAACTTCTATCCATTAATTCAGGGGAGTTTTTCCATAAATATTTCACGAAAGAAGTTCTGGAAAATATTTATGGAAATTGTTCATTTTATTACGTCCCGGGGGATCGATAGGGTGGTCTCAAAATTACAAGTAACAGTCTTTAAAAGAAGAGGTTTAAGAGAAATGATTGAGATGTCACCCGGGGTTTTAACCCCTTTGTTATTAACTATTTTCACTTTTATCATCGGGTTGATCCGGTATATCTTTATCAGTTTAAAAAACACAGTCACGCTGGAGAGCGAACGGACAAATATCCGTCTCAGTAAGACAGAAAATCTTATTGCCGGTCTTAGCAGCCCTTTGGGTCGTCATGTTGATAAAATAGAAAAAGAGGTTAACAGGCAGCTGGAATGCTTAAAAACAACAACCCAGGTCACTGCCTTTGATGTTATTAAACTGGAAACTAACAACGGTAATATGTCCAAGCAGCTAGATAAGCTCTCATTAGAGATGGACGAAATGAGGAGGGAGTTAACTGACATTAACATCACTACCCATGCCAATAACGAACAATTAAAATTGATCCTGAAGGAAGTTAAAAGATGACCCACAACAGTGAACTCTACCGTTTGATTTTAAACCTGATTGAGGTGGGGGAGGTGTGCCAGGTGGATGGCGAAAAGGCACTTGCCAAGGTGGATATCTCAGGGCGGGTGTCCAACTGGATGCCGGTGCTTTCGCTCACAGGGATGTTTAAAAGAGAACAAACCCCTATCCGCCCGGGCGATCAGGTATTGGTTCTCTCTCCTGGTGGAGAGAGTGACTATGGCTTTATTTTACGGGGGGTATTTTGGAGGGGAGGGCGTGAGCCTGAGACCTCTGAATTTCGAGAGACCACCGAGTATGAAGACAGCAGCGTGATCAGTTACGACACAGCCCACTCTATTTTTGAAGCGTTATTAGCAGGCTCAGCAGTGGTTGAGGCTGAAGGGGGGATAAAGCTGGAAAGTGGCGGGGCGTTGGATATTATTAGCGATATATTAAAGCTCTCGACCAGCCGGGCAGAGATTAAAGTGGATGATTTGGAACTCACAACAGGGAAGATAAAGATAACCCTGGATACGTCGATGGACGTGGGAAGTTCCGGCCCGCTTAATCTCTCCGCTGGTACGATCAGTTTATTAAGTTCTGCAGGGTTCAATGTCACCTGCACGGATAAAAGGACAGAGCTGGTTGGGGGGTGTGATGAATTAACAGTGGCGAACAGCTCAGGCGAGGCCACAGCAAAAAAGACCCAATTGATCGTCGGGGATTATGAATTGGATCTCCTGGCGGGGTTGATTGGGATCAAGAATTCAGCTTGGGATCTAAAGTCCGCCCTGGACGGGATTATTGATCAGATCACCAGTTGCGTAGAGAAGCTGGATAAAACCATTGATGAGATCGGGATGATCACCCACACCTGTGCAGTGGGAGTTACCAGTACGCCGATGAATAAGATTCAACTGGAGCTTATTAAAACAATTGATAATCAAGCTTTAAAGCTGGATTTAACAGCCCTTAAAGGGCAGGTAGCAACGCTGTTGAAATAATCACGAAGAAGGAAAGAAGAAAAAAAGGCAAACACGAGGAAGAAAGAAAGAAGAAAAAAAGGCAAACACGAAGGTCACGAAGAGGAAGACACGAAGGGAAGGAAGGAAGGAAAGAAGAAAGAAAAGGCAAACACGAAGGTCACGAAGAGGAAGACACGAAGGACACGAAGGGAAGGAAGTTAAGAAGAAAAAAAAGGCAACACGAAGGGCACGAAGAGGAAGACACGAAGGGCACGAAGAAGAGAAGGAAGAAGGAAGAAGGAAAGAGAAAGGCAACACGAGGAAGAAAGGAAAGAAGAAAGAAAAGGCAAACACGAAGGTCACGAAGAGGAAGACACGAAGGGTACGAAGAAGAGAAGGTATTGTAGAAGCGGTGCATGCACCGCCTCCTTAAATAAAATTTGGTTAAGCTTTTTAAAGCTTACTGCCAGAGGCATTCTTTTTAATTCATAATTAAGAATTCATAATTATTTTAATGTCTCCGACGGCTCGCTTTGAAAAGCGAGAGTAAACTTTATTAACGGGGAGACAGGTAAAATTTGGTTAAGTTTTTAAGAGCTACGCTAACGCTTGCTTTTGGAGGTTCGCTACGCTCCCTTTAAGAGAAACTAATGTCTCCGACGGCTCGCTTTGAAAAGCGAGAGTAAACTTTATTAACGGGGAGACAGGTAAGGTTTGGTTAAGTTTTATTGATTCTATCAAGCGAGATCTTTATGTTGGACAAAGAGAAATTACTAAATGCGTTCCGGGTGTTTGGAGATCCTGAATACACGGGGTTTGATGCCTATCCAAAAGATCTTTCGGAAGTGAAGGAAAAATGGTCCCAGGCGGTTCAGGATTATTTAACAGATATTGAGGTGATCACCCCCACTATCACCCCCACCACCTCTCAAGCGATGGTGACGGGTGCGGTGAAAGGGGCGTTTGCAGCGGAGATCACGTTTGAGTGTCAAACCACGATGGAGATGACAGCTCAAAATATTGCCGACGCATGGTCACAAGCGGTTCAGGCGATTCAGATCACCCCGGTCGGAACATGCAATGGGGGGACTATTATCTCTATCACTCCCCTGGTAACAGAGGGTGCTAGTGTTAGTTTAAAGGGGGAATTGGTCTCCATTTTCAGCACCGCTACAGCGGATAATTTAGGACAAATGAAACGGATCACCGAGGCACTGCATGAGGCAACGGTGACAGCAGGGGTAACCACCTGCACCTATCAAAACACTGCTCCTACACCGCCGGTCTTAAGTGGACCGCTGGTGTTTGGGTAAAATATCACAATAGATACGGAATGGATTGGGAAAAAGGAACTCTTATTGATGCTATCCCTAGTGCGATCACAACGATTGCCGGGACAATCACAACGCTTTCGGGAACCGTCAGTACGGTGCTGGAAACAGCAGAGACGGTGCTGGATAGTGCAGCTCTTTTTTTAACAGATGGTATCAATCCTGTCCTGCTTGGGGTTCAGGCAGGTTGTGATGCAGCTTTGGATGAGATTAATAATCTTAGAGGGAACGGACTATATATGTTAAGCATTTTACCACAAACGCCGGGGTCTCGCTCTATCTACAATCGGGAACTTGGGTTTTGGACGTTACCGCCCTCCCGGTTACTATCTGTTCTATCAAATGCGTTTGAAGATAGTGGGGATGAGAATGCCCCTCCGTTTTCGGAATCCGCCGTGGTTGGGGGGGAGATTTTTTTATTTGGAGCAAGAGATCCGTTGGCTTTTGCGGAGTTATTGGGAGTTGTGGGGGGATTTTTTAATCTAGCCCGTTTTAAAAGGATGGAGAAGCGGTTGCGGCGGGTTTTTGATCCAGCCGCCGCTACTCCGCTCCGCCCGATTCCACCGGATTTTGTGAAAAGTTCCATTATGCAGTTTTTCCCTGAGGTGGATCAGGCCTTAAAACGAAGTGCCAGTGCTGTAGAGGGGATTAAAGGGAAAGGGACGGGGGCGTCGGCATCGATACAGATCCTGGTGTCTCAGCTCAAAAGGGAGAAGAAGAACCTGGAAGAGATCAATCGTTTGATGATAGACGCTGTTGCCATGTTTAACGCCGGGCTTTCTGCCACTGGTTTTTACCGTTTATCTGTCCCCCCTCAAGCGGGTGGCTTAGAGGTGTTAAAAACAGCGATTCGGTCTGCCGGTAACAAGCCGCCGGATGAGCTGTTGATTACCGGGGGGCTTTGTCTGGTCGGTGGAGCGAATGAATTAATTTGGTTTCAATCATAAAAATCATTCAGAGCCACGCTAAGACGCTCTTGTTGAGACGCACGGCCGTGCGTCTTTACTCGCTGCCAGAGGCATTTCTTTTAATTAAAAATTCATAGGTATCTTCTTTTTTATAAAAAATATGTCACGAATTACAATTACAATTGAGAGCGCCGAAAGCGGGATCGTGTTTGATCACACAGAGGATAGCTACAGTGCTGATGGAGAGGGGATATACAGGGTCAGTGTTCCTGAAAGTATCTGCCGGATTTTAAAAACCCCAAAGGGGGATCGAGTGATGCGACCGGGGTATGGATCAACCCTTCATGAGTTGATCGACCGACCGTTTGATGATGAGTTTAAGATGGACCTTGTTGCAGGGGTATATACTGCGGTGGAGGCGAACGAACCCCGGATCGTACTGGATAAGGTTAAGGCTGTGCTGTTTGATTCCACCAAAGGGCAGGCAAAAATAGAGATTGAATATCAACTGAAAGAGGGGTGATGGAGATCAGTAGTTTACCTGTTCCGCAGGTTTTAGAGGAGTTGGATTATGAAGCGATCCTGGCTGAGAATGAAGCACAGGTTAAAACTCTGCTGCCCCAGTGGATTCCCCATGACAGTGATGATATCTCAGTGGTGTTACAGGCGGTGAGTTACAAGGAACTCCTGTTAAGAGCGCGGTTAAATGAGCGGTTTAAGAGTATGTTACTCCCCTATATGACGGGGGCGGACTTAGATCTGTTTGCTACTGGATACGGAGTGGAACGTCTGAAAGGGAGTTATCCCACGGCTTTGTTTGAATTTTCATTAAGCAGTTTAAGACCGGCAGATTTCACCATCCCAAAGGGGTATCAACTAACAGCAGGGGACGGGATATATCGATCTCGTCTGATGGCGGACCTGGTGATTCCAGCGGGAGAGATATCAGGCTCCGCAACGGCTGAGTTACTGTTTTACGCAGATGAGGTGGTTTATACCACTGACCTGATGGTTAATCCATTGCCGTTTCTGGAAAAAATAAAGCAGTTGGATATTTTTACAGGCGGTGGAGCAGAGGAGAAAGACAGCGAGCTAAGGGAGCGGGTGATACTGGCGATGGGGCGGTTTTCCACGGCAGGGAGCCGGGCGTCCTATCTGTATCATATCTATAGTGCGGATGAGCGGGTTGAAGATGCAGCAGTGCTTTCCCCTACCCCCGGAGCGGTAGAGGTTTACCTTGCAGGAGAGACCGTGGACGAGGTGATGCTGGAGCGAGTGCGAACCGCTATCACCGATGAAAAGGTGCGACCGATCACCGACGATGTGCAGGTACAACCGGCGGAGATTATCCAGCTGGAGATTCGGGCAACAATCTATCTGTTCGATCTTGCCTACACCGGGCAGGTGGATAACCACCTTAAAGGGGTGGATCTGTTATGGCGAAGGCGAAAGATCGGGGAATCCCTCCCTCTATCTGAGTTGATTAAAACAATGATGATCAGTGGGGTATATGATGTCAGGATCGAGACCCCTCTTGCCGATGTGATATGTGGGGTAGATCAAGTGATCCGGGTGATGTCGGTTGAACTAAATTACCAGAAAAAACCATGAGTCAATTAATTCCGAAAGGGGAGAAAGAGACCGTAAGGGCGGTGACGACAACATTATGCGACCGGTTGAATTTTAATCTACTGGATCTAAGTAAAACCGCTACCAATTGCCAGGCTGGATTATTGCCTTTTCTGGCATATGAGGTGGGGGTGGATATCGCAGGGTTAAGCGAACTGGAAGCACGAAAAACAATTGGACAGGCGGTTAATATACATCGTCATAAAGGGACGGCGTACGCCGTTAGGGTGGCGTTGGAGACGGTGTTTGAACATGGGGTGATAAAGGAATTTCTCTCTGCTCAACCCTTTTATTTTGAAGCAGAGGTGGCACTGGGTGGAGATCCGACGGTTATATTTACCAAAGACAAGATGGAGCGGGTGATACAGTTGATCGAGATGGCGAAGAATGTGCGAAGCCATTTTAATATCACCTCTACCGCTGTAATGAAGCAGGATAACCATTATCAAAACGGAATTGTATGGCAGATTTAACCGCATTTGCAACCGATGTCGGGTTGCAGAAGATTAATGAAGGGGAGTTGGAAACTCAGGCAAACAAGTTTGTTCTGCTGGGTGGAGACAGCACCTCTATCCCCGTTTTAAACGGGTTGGATTATACCGCTATAAATGGAGTTGTCTGGGCAGATGTGAGTGTGTTTGAGATCTACTCTGCTCCGATTGATCAGGTGATCACAGACCGGTTAGGGGGGTATCAGTTTTATCTATTGGTTCCCTATGAAGTGGATTTGCAAAAGTATATCCACGCCGTGGCGATCTTATCTCCCACTAATGAGTTGATCAGTCTGGCTCGTACCCCGGTGGTCTATAAAAGCACAGGGGTGGGGGGGCATTTTGTCTATAAGATTGCAATCACAGGGGTTCCGAATCAGTTGGTTTACAAGGCGACGGATTATGTGACCACCCCGGAGCTGGATTATTTTTTTGATCAATTAAAAATGGAATGTGAGGGGAGTGATATATACCAGGTGGACGCTTATTTTAACAGTAAAGGGGTGTAATGCAAAAATTAATTGATCTTTTAAACGGGTTTAAAGCCCTCAATAATAAAACCGGAGAGCTGTTAAGGCGAGTTGTGGGCAGGCTGGATCACAACACAAAAGAGAGCATTGGGCGGACGACGGGTGTTGTGATTCCAGGATACATTTATCCTGCGGATATCATGGGAGAGGACCCTAATAATTGGAATAAATTAATTAATCTGATTCGGGATCATAGGGGGGTGGAGACAGTGGTTATTATAAATCCTGATAGTGGCCCCGGGACGGCGGTGTTAACAGACTACCGTTTTCTGATTAGGCGCTTGCAATCTGCCGGAGCGAAGGTGATCGGGTATATCCCAACCCACTATATAGATGGGGCGGAGTACCAGGGGATTCCCCTTGCTCCCATATCCCTACCTGAAGCCAAGGCCTCTATGGATAAATGGCAGGAGCTTTATCCTGATATTGACGGCATTTTTATTGATGAGATGACCAATGATGATGATCCGGTTCACAGTAATTTTTATGCAGAGTTAACCGCTTACGGGCATCAGCAGCAACTGTACCCGATCTTTACCAACCCCGGAACCACAACATATGAGCGGTACTATAGGGAGAATTGTGGGGATGTGATTGTGATGCACGAGAAGAGCTTTTTTCCTACCCGTCAGAATCTGGAGGGGTGGAATGGAGGCTGGTGGGAGAACTCTCAGGCAGAGTTTCCGGCGAATAAGCAAGCGGTGCTGGTTCATAGTCAATACACCCTGGCAAAGGATAAAATTAATGAGGTTAGGAGGTTTGCAGGATATATCTACGTTACAGATGACAGGGTAGACGGGGGTCCTGATAGTGACAACTATAATCCGTGGGATACTTACTCGGGGTTTATGCCGGAGTTGTACAAATTACTAGAACAGCCGATCACCAAACCTTTATCAGAAAAACGGATCATCAGGGAGAGGGATCACCAGTCAAAGGTGAGTTATATCATCCCGGCTTATCAAGCCCCTGCATTTGATCCTTATGCCCTTTACTGGACAACGGTCCTAAGGACAATCACTGAAAACCCTGAGATCAATTTTTACGTTATTGTCAATCCTTCCCACGGGTCGGGTGAATTTAGAGAATTAGCGTGGGCTGAGACAATGGATCGTATCACCCAGGCAGGGGGAACCCCTATCGCTTATATGGCGTTAGGATATACCAATCTCCCCTGGAGTAACAGGGTGACCAACGCCCCCCTGTTTCCGGCGGAAAACGGGGCGAGTGTTGAGCAAGCAAAGGAGTTGATCGACAAGTGGGTGGAGCTTTACCCCGAAATACTTGAAGGGGGAATTATGTACGATGAAACGCCTAATATCGATTCAAGTGAATTTAATGCATATTTTAAAGAGTTAAGGGGGCATTGTGGTCAAAAGGGGCTTTACCCCGTGATAGCCAACCCCGGAGTTGCTGTTCCGAGGTCTTATTTTGATGATGATTTGGCAGATCTGTTTATGATCTTTGAAGGGGGTTCGCTCCCTACTGTTGAGGAAGTTTCTAACACTTGGTCAACGTCCTGGTTTGGAG